GATCCCTGAAGAAGCAAATCTGACGCCGGACGACTTCGATCCGGGTACGGTGCCGACGCAGGCTGACCGCGACGCAGGCAAAGCGCAGCGCGACCCGCACCATCCGTTTCAGGCGCGTGCGTTGCAGACGGAGCTTGCGTCGTACGGCAACGAGAGTTCGTTGTGCCGCAAGAGCATCATCCGGTGGGGTAGCGGCACGACGGGGACGTGGGCCAACCCTGGCGGTGCGTTCATCGGTCAATCGGGCTTCGCAGAGTTGGTCTACAACGCCGCAGTGACGCACGCGGGCTACCCGGAGGCATGAGATGAGCGGACTTGGCAACGTTGGGGCAAACTACTACGACATCCTGCTCAACAACCGGATCGACTCTGGTATTGAGATCGCTCAGGCGTTTGGGATCACGGCGCCGCAGCCTCCGTCATCGGTCGCGCCGCTCTACATCTCGTTGCACACGGCTGATCCGGGGAACTCGGGTTCGTTTGAAACCTCGGTGACCAATTACAAGCGCGCGGCGTATCAGCGAACGCAGTTTTCAGTTGGCGGATCGAACTTCTTCCCGTGGACTAAAACACAGGGAGGTTCCTTGGCTCCGACGACGTGGACCAACTACAGTTCGATCTCGTTCGACACTGTCAGCGGCAGCGACACGATCACGCACTGGGGCATCTGGACCGCGCTGACGGGAGGCGGCTTCATCCTCGGCGGCCCGCTGCGCGCGTCGGGCGCGTCGGTGAAGCTGGCGTATGCGACGGCTGTGGGCACGATCCACTCGGTCGGGCACGGTCTGACGGCGGGCAACACGATCCGCGTCTGGAACGCCTACGACAACTTCAACGGCGGCACGGCTCCGCTGACGACGCCCGGTGTGACGCGAGTGGTGGATACGGGTCCGAACACGGACGACTTTGACATCACGGTTAATCTGGACGCTGTCGGCCCGGTGGGCTACGTCCTCTCCGGCTCGCTGAGCTTGGTGTCGGGTAGCGTGCCCTCGATCGCCGCTGGCGGGATTGTGATCTCGGTCACATGAGCATTGTTCGCTTCAGCGGCGCGTCGTCGATCGGGACTGTGGCTGCGGCCGAGGTCTTGGATCTGACGGCGTTGTGGCTGGGCGCGGCTGTCGTCGGAACGGTGGGCGTCGCGTACGTCCAAGACTTCGGCGTCACGTTCCTGGGCGCGTCTGTGATCGGCGTCGTGGGCACGTCGGAGTTGACGGACGGCCAGATCATCAACACGGTGCTGCTTCAGGGCGTGTCGGTCGTGGGCGTGGTGGCGTCGGGCGACGCGCTGCTGGGCTTCGCGTTCCCGCCTGTGGTGACGCCTGCGGCTGAGTCGGACGTGCCGGGGTCGGCGATGAGCGAGATGGGCCAAGCGGGGAGCATGGCGGGAGAGGTGACCTGATGCCGCAGCCGGTGGTGCGAAAGGCTGACGTGTGGCAAGGCGCGGACGTGACGTTCCGTGAGCGTCTGGTCACGGGCAACGGCGGGACGGCGCTGGTCCAGTCTGACGTGACCTCGTGGTCGCTGCGGGTGTTCCGCGCGGGCGACGAGAAGAACGCGAAGCGGATCGTCACTGACGCGCCCGCGACCAGCTACTTCTTCGACACGCTCCAGCTCACGGACTGGACGCGCGACACAGTGGGCTACAACTTCCAGTACCGGTTGCCCTACTCGTCGTTCAAGGCGAGCGCGGCCACGTACGTGTTCGAGTTCGCCATCAAGACGGGCTCGTACGGGACGATTTTCTCGGTGTGGGAGATCCGCTATCTGCCGGTGGCGAGCGTCTAATGGACTTTGCTGACGACATTCTCGTCGAGCTGCGCGGCGCTCCACGCGACCTGCTGCGCTCGATCCTGGACTACACCGGCAAGGTGAAGAACCGGGAAGTGATCGTCGTCGGCCCCGGTGGCACGGGCAAGTCGCGCGGTATCTGCTACGTGCTCGCGTACCTGTGCGAGACGCATCCCGGCTTGCGCGTGCTGCTGACACGCTCGACGCGTGAGAGCATGACCAGCTCGACGCTCGTTGAGTGGGAGGCTTGCTTCCCGCCTGAGCATCCAGTGCTGGACGGGCCTCAGCGTGAGGGACGCAGCATCTACCACTTCCCCAACGGGTCCGAGGTGGCGGTCATCGGCCTCGACAAGCCGGGCAAGCTGTTCTCGACCAAGTGGGACATCATCTACGCGGAGGAGCTGACCGGAGGCGGTGCTGACTCAGGCGTGGAGAAGAACACCTGGGAGCTGTTCTTCCGTGGTCTGCGCGGCGAGGTGATGGTCAACAACCAGCGGTTGCTCATCGGGTCGTGCAACCCGAGCTACCCGTCGCACTGGGTCAAGCAGCGCATCGACGCGGGCTCGTGCGAGGCGTACCTGTCGGTCCACAAGGACAACCCGGCCTACCACGACGGCGTGGACTGGACGGACAACGGGCGCGCGTACCTCGACGGCCTGGGTCGCATGAGCGGCCACAACAAGCGGCGTCTGCTGCATGGCGAGTGGTGCGCGGCGACGGGTCGCGTGTACGACGCCTGGGACGACGACGTGCATGTGGTGGACGCGACGGTCTGGACGCAGCGCGGTCAGGCGACGGTCGTGGTGCCGGACGGAATGATCCCGATGGACTGGTGCTTCGCCTCGTTCGACTGGGGCTGGACCGACCCGGCTGTGCTTCAAGTGTGGGGCGTGGACAAGGACCGCAGGCTTTGGATGCTCGCGGAGGTGTTCAAGACGCGCGCGGGTGAGGGCACGGCTCAGTCGGGCTTGGACTGGTTCGCCGAGCGCGTGTCGGAGTTCTATAAGGAGTTCGACTTGCGCGCGTTGGTGTACGACCCGTCGCGCGCGGAGACGGGCGAGAAGTTCAACCGGCGCATCTCGTTCGAGCTTGGGTTTGACGTGCCTTCGTTCGCCATCAAGGCGATGAACCGGCACGGGACGGCGCAGGACTTTGGCGGCATCGACATGGTGCGCTCGCTGCTGTCGCGGCGTGTGCAAGGTCGTCCGCAGATGAACTTCGTCAAGAACACGCTACGCTTTGGGCGCGACGAGTTCTTGCGCACCAAGGGCAAGCCGACCTGCACGGTCGAGGAGTTTCCCGCGTATGTCTACGAAGAACCGAAAGAGGGGCGCTCGAACCGCGACAAGCCAGCGGACGGACAGTCCGACCACGGGCTTGACGCCGCTCGCTACGCAGCCGCCTATTTCTGGACCCGAGACATGGGCGAACCTTCCAAGAACGTGCGATGCCCGCGCGGTACGGTCGGCCACAATCCCTCGTGGCCTGGCGGCAAGACTTTCGAGGAGTGGTTCGAGGGGCAGGATTCATGATTGACACGTCCCCCGAGAAGCTGATGGAGCGCGTGCGTGCTTGCGAGCGCGTGCGTGACCAAGTGCTGTCCAAGTTCGACGAGCACGTGCGCGCGTACCACTCGGGCGCGTACGAGGGCCGCACGGACGGCATGGCTGAGAACCACGTGTTCGAGTACGTGGCGCAGCGCATTGGGCAGGTGGCGTTCCAGAACCCTGTGGTGCGCATCACGACCAACGCTGGCGAGCAGGCCAAGATCCAGTCGCGCGGCGTGCAGCACGCGCTGAATCGCTGGTGCCGAGACACGTCGTTCCATCGTCTGGCCGAGAAGCTGGCGGTGGACTCGTTCTTCGCGTTCGGCGCGACGATCACCAAGCCTGAGCCGGTGCCGGGCTGGGAAGAGGCCGAGGACCCGATCTACTGGCCGACCGTGGCGCGCTTGGACCAGCGCTGCTTTGGCTTCGACTCGGAGGCGCGCTCGTTCGAGGAGGCGCGCTACGTGTTCCACAAGGTCGCCGAGGAGAAGAAGGCGCTGCTGGAGCGAGCCGAGGCTGACGCCAAGCTGCCCAAGGACGAGCGCGAGGGCTGGGACGTGGAGGTCATCAAATCGATGACCGAGACGCAAGACTACGGCATCGACGAGACGCGGCGCGACAACGTCACGCTCAAGGTGTGCTACTACGAGGTGTGGGTGCCGGGCATCCACATCGACGAGGACAAGAAGCCCGAGGACGGCTATCACGGCGCGCTGTTCACGATCGCGTGCGACAGCTCGGGCAAGGGTATGTCGCCGCGCAAGCCGCGTGACTTCTGGGGTCCGCGCTGGGGTCCGTACACGCTCTACGGCATCTACACGGTTCCCAACCGCCCGTGGCCGCTGGCTCCGGTGCAGGCTGCGTGGCGTCAGATCGACGACAGCAACCGACACTCCGAGGTCATTGACCGATCGGCTGCGAACTACAAGCGCATGATCGTGGTAGACGAGTCGGACCGTCGCTTCGCCAAAAAGGTGAAGGACGGCAAGCACGACTACGTGTACACCAAGTCGAATCTCACGCGCGACACGGTGCAGCAGCTTGAGATTGGCGGCGTCACGGAAGAGATGCTGCTGGTCAAGCAGATCATGAAGGAGCGTGCCGACCGGATGCTCGGCATGAGCGACGCCGAGAAGGGCATGACCACGGGCGCGGCGACGGCGACAGAGAACGCCATCGCGTCCGCGTCGTCCAATGTGCGGACCTCGTGGCAGACGAAGAAGTTCTGGGACGCTTGCGAGCGGAACCTTCAGACCGTGGCGTGGTACCTCACAACCGAGGACACGGTCATGCAGCTTGGCGACGACGCCAAGGAGGACTTCGGCCCCGACACGCTGTACGTGGGCAAGATCACCAAGGAGGCGTGGCCGCGTCAGCGTCGCGTACTCCAACGCATGATGCCCGGCGCGGACCTGCCTACAACGCCGCCCGAGGACTGGCTTCAGGACAACGGCAAGGGCGTGGACGACTACGAGGTGTCGATCGAGGTCGGCTCGATGGCGCGCAAGGACGAGATGGCTGAGGCCGCTGAGGCTGACTCGTTCTTGACCACGATCCTGTCGGTCGGCCAAGCGATGGTCGCCATGCCGCACGTCAAGTGGAGCGAGCTGATGGAGGAGTACG